ATTAAAAATTATTTTATTTAAATTTAAATCTTTACAATAAGAATCAAACTTGCTAAAAATTTTATTTTGATAATGTTTTGTTAACCAAGATATTCCATCTACTTCTTTTCTTAAAGAGTAGACATTTTTGTTCATTCCATCCAGCAAATTGTTTATGGCTATTTTTTTTTCATCTAAACAAGATATATCAGCAACGGTTTTGTGTTGCTTTAAATATTCCATATCAAAGCTAAAATCAAAATCTGTATCTTTTTGTTTAGTTATATTTGGAGTTGAATCTGGCCACAAAAAAGAGAATCTCTCTAAATCGCTTACTTGTCTTTTTAATTTGTCATAATGTACTATATCATCCTTTTGTTTTATAATGTGTTTCCTGACGATATCGTTAGAGAGTAAATAAGTTTTAGCAAAAGAGCCGCCATCGAATGTTTTAAGTATTTCTGTATCACTTTCTTTGTAATACTTAGATATTTCTAGGTCTTTTATTCCTTTGTCTCGGATTAGCTCTAGACTGTTTGCTTGGTTTGTAAATATTTTTGATGGCTTATGATCATTTATTAAAAGCCTGGGTCCAGCAGGTAGACTCATAACTAACTCATTATATTCTATACCTATTTTTGATAGAAGATCTATGGTTTTGTCTCTGTATTTTTCGCTTCTTGCAGTTGTTAAAATTATCTTATGTCCTAAACTTTTAAGTTTACCTAAATTTTCAAAGCCCTGTATTGGTTTATTTGTTTCTATATCGCTTGTTGAATGGGGATCGTGATATATTAAAACTCCATCTATATCACAAAATATAGAACATTTTTTTCTGAGATTGTTTACATGATTCTCTAGCATTTTTACATCTCCATAAAAAGATGCGCTTTTGGTGCTAGTGACTTTTATTTTTTTATCTTGTTTTAAAAGTTCCTGCAAAGAATCAGAAACATATATGTGATGTTTTTTAAAATTGTTTTGTATGTCTTTAAAATAAATGCAACCAATTATGCCTTTTACATTGTAATCATCGCTTGAGATTCTTTCTTTCTCACAAATCATTTTTATGTTTAAGTCCTTGTCTAGCACAACCTTAGACCAGTTCATCCATTCGTCCTTAGTTATTTCCCAAGTTGGAATTATGCAATCATGCTCATTTTTCAAAGCATGTTTAAATATTTCATCCACATTTAAACTATGGTCGCAATCACAGACTATTGATTGGCCTTTAATGTCTGCTAGCATTATGCCGTTGCTTAGCGTTTGATATGGGCCTTTTGTTTTTTTAGGAATAACTATAACCTCTACGCAATCATATGGTAATTTTTCTTTTATCTTAGATGATACGCTGTAAACTTTCTCTTGCTCAGCGGTACATATAAAATAAATTTTGTTTATGTTTTTTATCCATTTTTTAAATGGTTCAAATGTAGTTTCTATAAAACTTACATCACCTATTTTTAAAAAAGGTTTAAAAGTACCCCCAAACCTTACAGCTTCCCCTGCCACTGGAAATATTAAATTGATGCCCATACATTGCTCCTTGTTGTAATATTGTTCCAGTACTCTTCTTTTTTCCAATTTAAAGTGCTAGAGTTATAATCTGCTCCCTCTCTGATAAAAAAACACTCATTACTTTTTGTCATTTTTGGTAAAAAATAATTAACTTTTATATTTTCTTTATTCTTTAGCATATATGTAGCTACAGTAATTTTATACTCAGGAAAAGCTGATGGTATATGCTGGTGTATATTTTTAGCCTGTTCAAAAATATTTATAAGCCATTCTGTTTTCCCTGCAAAAAAATAATCTACAAGATACCCATGTTTAGATCTTATATATGATATAAATCCTCTATGCTCTGACCAAGCTATAAAATTTAATTTTTCTTCATCCAATGTATCAAAAAATTTATTAGCATTTTTAGGTACATAATCTGATCTCCACTTTAAACAAAAATCATAGCCTTTATTTTTAGCTTTTTCTAAACCGCTTAAAGATGTTTCTATTTGTAAATTTACATTTCCTAAGCCTTTTTCTTTGGGCATTTTGTTGTAAATAACACAATCAGAGTCTTTATACCCTTTCTCTTCTTCCCCTTCCCAGGTTGAATAAATTATATCAAAACCCTCCCAGGCTTTACTCATTCTTTCATAGTCATGAGTTGGCCCTTGTATTATTACGCATCGCTTTGACATTTCTCTACAATTATTTCATGTTCGGGAAAGTACAAATAATCTATCTCTGTTTTCAAAAAGCAGTTAATAGCATTTTCTGGAGTTTCAACTATTGGCTCTCTATCGTTGAAACTTGTATTCAATAAAATTGGAACTCCTGATTTTTCTTTCCATTTAGTTAAAAAATTGTATAGCCAAAAATTATCCGATTCTTTTATTGATTGAAATCTACCAGTGCCATCATGATGTACTACTGCTGGGACTTCAGATTTTTTATCTTCTTTGAATGAAGATATTATGTTCATATATGGAGAATCCACATCATTAACAAACCAATCTTTGACATCCTCTCTTAAAATAACTGGAGCAAAAGGTCTAAACCACTGTCTGTGTTTTACTTTTTCATTTATCATATCTTTCATGTCTGGACTTCTGGGGTCGGCAAAAATACTTCTATTGCCTAAAGCTCTTCTACCAGATTCGGAGCGTCCATTAAATATAGATACAATTTTTTGGTTTTTAAGTAAGTCTAACACATCATCATCTGAAGCATTTATATATGAAATGTTTTTATTTTCTTTTATACTTTCTAAAACTTGATCTTCTGAATACTTAACTCCCAAGTAAGGTGTTTCATTTTCATCTGATATAATTCTAGTATTATTAAGCATATGATAATAAATATATTGACAACAACCTATAGCTAATCCTGCGTCATAAGGTATCGGTGGTATATAAATATTTTTTATATGCTCAAACTTATTTAAAATACGCGCATTCATTAAACCGTTTAAAGCAACACCCCCAACAATACATAAATTTTCAAATCTTTCGCAAGCCGACAAAAGACCAACAACTTTCTCTTCTGTTACTATTTGTAGTGAACCTGCTAAATTAAATTTATCTTCTTCGCTTAAACTTCTGAAAAATTCAAAGTCACCTCTAGACTTAGATTCCATATATTTTTGCATTTGATCTACAAATTTTTGAGGATCTTTCGCCACTGCTCCCATTGCCATTACTGTACCACACTGGTTTCCAATCGGAGGGCCATTTGAAAGACCAAATACCTCTTTAGTTATTAAAGACCAAGCTCCACCTATATCTAGTGGAATCATATCATTAATCTTCTGTATTTTGTTGCCTTTTCCTTTGTATATAGCTGCACAAGTTTCATGCGTTTTATTGCCTAGCATATCACATTCTTCACCCCCTCCATCTAAAGAAAGAATTAGTGCCTCTTCAAAATTTGATGAAAAAAATGCGTTAGCTGCATGAGCTTTATGATGAGATATTTCCATATATTCTGCATCATTTTTTGAGAGTTTCTTTTGTAACTGAGAAAAGCTCTCTGGATACATATTGGATAAACCTCCCTGCCACCTCATAAAAAAATGAGAATAATATTTTACATCATCTAAATCCTCTTGTCTTTCAAACAAAAATTTTAAAACATCTCCTTGCTCTTCTTTTATCCTTGAAAACCTTTCGTACTCTTCATGAATTAAAGTTTTTCCATCTTCAAAAACACAATAAGCTGTATCATGCGCTCCACATGCTAATCCTACAATTTTCATAAAATTCTTTCTCTTGGGCTTGTTCTTACTTTTTCTATATTATTCAATTCAAAATAATATTCTTTAAAATTCCATTTACCTTTTACTATAGCGGTCGCCACATAAGGCCACGCTTTTGAATTAAAATGTCCACCTCTTGAACTTTCTTCAGCAAAGTGCATTAATCCTTTCATCCCGTGTTCTATTTTACCTCCATTTAATTCTAGATCCCAAATTGATAAATCCCCAGACTTTTCTAAAAACTTAATAAATTCTTTGCGTTTCCAAAGAGTTGGTTGCACCGCAAAGAAGTCAGGAGATTGTGGGTGGATATCAAAGAGACTGTCATAATCTTTTAATTTTAGTAATCCACAATTACCTGTTCTACATAATCTTACAAAGGAGTAATCAGTATTTTTTAAAGCCTTCTTATATTCAAACAGCTTTGTCCCAGAAGGATTTTTATACAAAAACATATCTTCATGCTGATATAAAATAATTTCATCATTAAGTTGGCTAAGGCATTCTCTTAATCTTTCGGAATAACTTTTTGATGGATCATATAATATGTGAGGGTTTTTATTGTTAAATTCTTTATCTGAAAAAATTACTATATTATCTATACCAAAATTTTTCTGCTGTTCTAAAAATATTTCTAGAACGTCAAAATAATCAGAGTGTGAATAAACTATATTTTTTATTCCCATGTACATTTCCTGTCTGCAAAGTAGCCTTCACAGTAATAATCTCTAGCAAAACCCTCAGACTGTAGCCAAGGGTTTAATGTTGATCCTGCATCAATATAAATATTGTTTTTATTTGATTCGTGAAGCTGGTGACAAAGCATGTTACCAAAAGGTCCACAACAGAAAAGAAAAAGTTTATCACAATTGTTTTCTTGTTTTATTTCTTCAATTAAAGAGTAATTATTAACCCACGCACTAAATCCTATTTTGTGTATCTTTTCAGGTTTAAATGGAAGCTCATCAAACTTTCCATTTTCATTAGCTATTAGATGAACATCATGGTTTGAATACTCTTTTAGGAAAGTGTCTTTATATATAGGATAATTTGAATTAACAAAGACATTGGCAAATGTCATGTGGTCCTCATCTTGACCTGAAAACTCTCTCATTTTTTGCGCTCTGTCTCCATTGCAACAAGGGCAGCAAGTTCCTATGTAATAATCATCGTCTTTATATTTAATAGCATTGACTAGTTCTTGCCTATACCTTTCATCTGTATTAGGAGTATTTTCGAACTCAGTATTGTTTAGAGTCTCATTAAGCATTGCTGCCCATTCTCCATCTGCAAATTTAGAAAAAGCAAATGGTTTACCTTTTTTAAATTTTTCAAAAAGATTATCTATTTCTTCTGTAAAATCTTTCATATTTTAAGCCACTCATCTCTTTCTAAAGTCCACTTTATTGTGGTCTCTAGTGATTCTTCAAATGCCACTGGATGTTCCCATCCAAGATCTTTCATCTTTTGTCCATCAAGAGCATATCTTAAATCATGTCCTGGACGTTGACTGTGAAAGTCTACCATTTCATATTTTAATTCTTTACCTAAGCTATCAGCTATCAGTTGAGCTAACTGTAAGTTATCTGTTTCCTTTTCTCCCACTATATTAAATCTGCCTTTTGATGCATCATAGTTATCTAGAACTTCATCACAGTTTTCTAAAATATGTAAAAGAGCATCTGCTATATTTCTAGCGTGAATATAAAATCTACTTCCCGCTTCAGTTCTTTCTTGATTGCTGTGTATTGTGACTGTTTCTCCGTTTAAAACTTTGTTAATTACTTTTGGTACAAATTTTTCTGGATGCTGTCTTTCCCCTATAACATTCATTGTGTTAGTTATAATTATAGGCATCTTATAGGTGTTAGCATAAGACTGACAAATACATTCCGCTGCCCCTTTAGATGCAGAGTAAGGATTTCCACAATTAAATCTTTCTCCCTCTTTGTAGTTTTTACCAGCTGGTGCAGATCCATAGACCTCATCTGTAGAAAAATAAATAAACTTTTTCAAATTAGGTAATGTTTTTGCATATTCTAAAATATGTAATGTTGAATTTACATTATTTTGAACAAAAGGCACTGGGTCTGAAATTGAATTATCTACATGCGAATCAGCTGCGACATGAAATACATACTCAATATCTCCAAGCTCTTTTACTAAACCTTCTTGAAAGGGCAAAGATAAATCCATTGTAAATATTTTAACTCTTTCGTCTGTGAAAACATTTATATCTCTAATCCTGTCATGTCCTGAACTGGCATAGCTTAGTTTGTCTAAGCAATAAATTTCCCAGTCAGTTTCTTTTAAAAAATGTTCTAATATGTGATGGCCAACAAATCCATTGGCTCCTGTTAAGATTACTTTAGTCATTACTTATGTGTGTTTACTGTATTAATATATTCTTTAAATTCGTTATTCTGATCATACCACCAGCTACTAGCTTTGCACCTATCTCTATCTATATCTAATTCTAAAGATTCCCATTTTGGACCAACAGGATCAGTTACAACCAAATCGTCAGGTAAGCTAGATAACGATCTTAGTTTATCTCCATCCTTTATGAGTTCTCTCCATTGTTTTATCCTCTCTTCAAATGTTCCTTTGGGTGCTTCTCCTTTACAAAAGACACCTGACAATCCAACATGCATTGATCTACTTTGATCTGGTTTTAAAACAAATAATTTATTTTTATCCATTATCCTCTCTATAGCTCCGTCGTGGTGAGTATGATCGTTTGGGGCTATTCTAGATATTGGATATTTTAAGCCATAGTATAATGTTGGGTTAGAATAAAGTAGAGGATCAGATAATATGGGTTTTAAATATTTATTTATTGTGTCTGTAGATATGACAGATAAAGATGTACATTGGTAATCTCCCATCAAAATATCTGCAAGACCTTCTTTTTCTGCTTCTGGTCTTCTTTTATGGGCAGCCCCCATTATCCTTGGATATTTTTTAAGAAAGTTATCATATATATATTTATTAAACCTTATATAATCCTGAGTAGGTATCATGTCCTCTTCTCCCACTATCATAAAATCACCAGCTCTACTTTCATCAGCCGCATAAAGATAAGTCGATAAAATATTATGAAAACCTGGCAATGGGCAGTTTGTTTTTGGTTTAATGATTTGTTCGATTGTTGAATCAGGAAATTTTGTTTTATAATATCTTATGACATCATTTTGATCCTCATCATGGCCTTCTTCAGTATGGATTTGTATTTGATAGTCGTTTATTGTTGGCTCACAAAATATTTGCTCTAAGTACAGATATAATAAATCTGACTTATTGTAAGCTACTATAGCTATAGTATTTTTATTCATAACCTTCTAAAATACAATTAATTTTACTTGCGGCACTCCCATCTCCGTAAGGGCATGGACTATCTATAGTATTGTCTCTTATGACTGTTTCAAAAATTTTTGGCAAATCACTTGGTTGTGGACACATTAAAATATGTCCAGAATCTATACCCTCTGGCCTTTCCGTAGTTTTCCTGCAAACTATAACTTTTTTACCTAAAAAAGATCCCTCTTCTTGTATCCCTCCAGAATCTGTAATAACAGTCGCACATCCTTTTAAAATGTTTAAAAATTCATCATGCTCTAAAGCATCAACTTTGACTATGTTTTTAACCGCATTAGCCGCTTTTAGTATAGTTGGATTAGGGTGAATTGGATAAATAAATCGATGTCTGATATGTTTTTTTGCTATTTCATCTATTGTTTCAAGCCACTCTTTAAGTAAATGTAAATTTTCATTTCTATGTAAAGTCACAAGAATATCCTTACCATAAAAAGCGTCTTTTTTATGCTGGATCAAATTATCTAAAACAGTATTTCCTGTAACAAAGATATCACCTAAAACATTTTCGGTTTTTAAATTTTTAAAAGACAAATCGGTAGGACAAAGATTTACTGTAGCTATCCTTGAGACCATTTGTCTATAACCTTCTTCGGGAAAAGGATTTTCTAAATCAAAGCTCCTTAATCCTGACTCAACGTAAAATATGTTTTTTTTAAGATTGTAAGCAACTAATGCTACAGCTGCTACCGTTGCTGTGTCTCCTTGAACAATAATATTGGTATATTTGTCTATTATATCTTCTGTTTTTAAAAGTATTTGTTGAAATATAGAATTAAGCCTATTTCCACAAACATCGTCTACTTCTACAGAATGAGTTGGTTCTCCAAAATTTATTATATCCACATGTTGCTTAATAAATAAGCTATCTAAGGATGGGTTATCTTTTAAGATTGGCTTTATTTTAAGATATTCTGGTCTTGTACCATAAACTACAAGTGTTTTACTCATACATTTAATAATTTAAATCCTTTAGAGTGATAGTGTTTTAAAGATTCTCCAAAAATACTAGAGTGATGATTTACAGAGATTGCATCTTTATCTACTCCAAACTTATTAGCAAGCTCTGCATCACTGCCCCAAAGACTTTTATTATCTTTTGGGTGTGGAGGCACATAGGTATTTAAATTCAAATATTTTTGTATTGAGTAAGCAAAATGCATATCCTCTCCACATAAGTGAGAAACTGGGATTGGGGCTTCTCTCCAAAAAGCTCCTAATAGATCTCTGTGAAAAAACCAAGAATGACCAACTATATCTACTTGTTTAGTTTCCTCATTTGGATTTGCCCACCCGTGACGTTCATAGTTTTGGTAATCCAAATCATTAAAAGTAACTCCTATTGTGCCGTATAAACCATTGTTTTCATTTTCAATACAGTTAATGCAATTTTCAAACCATTTTTCAGATGGTATTGTATCATCATCGAATACACAAACATAGTCAGATGTAGAATTTAAGGCAAACGCAAACCTGGCCCACACTCCATAATTTGCATTATTAGCTGATATTGCAATATCGTTGTATTTTGAAAAATCAAACTCTGTATTGTTTTCTGGATGGTTCTTCCAAAAAAATATTTCTTTCGCTGGTATTGACTGCTTTTTTAAAGCTTCATACTGTTTTTCTAATGTAAATGGTCTTCTAAAACCATTTAATACGACTGATACTTCTTTGCTTTTACTCATTGTTTATTTTATACCAAAAATTTTCTGCTGCATTTTCGCAACCTTCTTTAAATTTATCGTAACCTACTTCCTTAAATTCAAGATATGCACCTATACGATCTGTTTCTCCTATTATTTCTTCAACTCCACATAGTAAAGCTTCACCTACCATTCTACAAAAAGGCTCGTTTACTATGGGTGAATGAAATAAAGCTTTTGATTGTTGAAATATTTTAGCAATCTCCTCATGTGATTTCATACCCAAAAATTCAACATTATCAATACTATTAAACAATTGACTGTAATCTTGATCTCCCCATCCAAAAATACTTACGCTTCTATCTGGATTTTGTTGAGCAAAAGAAATTAAATTATTTAATCCTTTGAGGTGGTGCAGATATCCACAATATACAACATCATATATTTTTTCATCTTGGCTTTTACTAAATATATTAGTATCGATGGGGTCATATACTATCTCTACATTTTCAAAAAAATCACCATACATTTCAGTAAAAAACTTATGATGATATTGAGTTAAAAAGAAATTTATTTTTGTATTTTTAAATAACTCTTGCCTATCTTGAGCATTGAGATATAAACAAGAATCATGCTCTAACCTGACAGAATTTGGTAGTTTTTTTATGTAACTAAGCTTTTCTGGAGATGTTTGAGTTATGGCTTCTAAATTAGAATTTATAACTAAGTCGTAAGAACTAAGAAAGTCTACGATTGATGATGTGTGATTATGTTCTATTATTTCATGACCTAATTCACGACCTTTTTTTAGAATTAAATCATTGCTGACTTGCGCCCCACCTTGGCGTTGTTTTAAACTAAAGTCAGATATAAAAAGGATTTTCATGCAATAGCATGATTATATCCTATAACTCTTCTTCTTCAATAAAAATAGGTATATTTTCCAAATCAGGATTTTGAGCTAATAAATCACTTTGATCACAAAAACTCTCATCATCCCATCCCCACTCACTTAATACTTCTTCATCATCCCAAGCTACAGCATCACTCGATGTCATTTTACTTACAGGTTTTTTACTCCAAAACCTACAAGACCAATATCTAGCCTTATATTTTGGACCTGGGTTTGTGTCACATTTGTGCCTAGCTCTAAAACTTCTTCTTCTATCAGGGTCGTCGCGTTTGATCTCCATGTTTGGATCACCAAACTTAACCATGACAACATTGCCTTTTTCGTTTTTGACATATACACCAAACTTCTTTTTAGAGCCTGATGGTAACCTAAACGGTTTATTTAGAGTTTTTTTTTGAGCCTCTGTATAATCTAAATCTTCAGCTTCAGTTTCCATTTCTTCCTCAGATACACCAGCTTTAAGAAGATCAATTTTAGCCATAGTAAAGTTAAGATCACTAAACTCTATATACTCATGACCCACTTCCTCATTGTAATATTCTTCGCTTCCTCTAGCTATATCTGAATCAGCAGCACGATAAGATTTCTTAACTTTGCCACCTCTCATCATTTTTAGAAATGTATTTACTCTAGCCATAGCCCACTGGCCCCTGCTTTTTCCAGGTCTGTGGCTACTTGAAAAAGCTCCAGAGCCTCGCCTATAAACTTTTTTAAGTTGTCCTAATGTTACTTTTCTAGAGTGTTTGGAATTATGCTCTTTTACTTTATTTTTAAGAGCTGTTACTACTTTTTCAGAAAAAGTAATTTTAGGAGTTTTTTTGCCTCCGCCAGCTGAGCCTTTAGGATTTTTCTTTGAACCTTTTTTACGTTCTGAAGGTTTAGCTGGAGTCTGCGCTCCACTTTTACGTCCAGGTCTTTTAGCGGCCTGTGACTCTAAAAAGTCTTTTGCTTGGTCTGAAAAATCGTACTCCATACGAAAAAATTTACACAAAAAATGATTAAAAATGAATTTTTATCCTTCGCAAGAGGAACAAGATAGAATAGACCTAGCTAATTCTTGACTTGGATTAGCGCTTCTTTGATAATAAAAAGTCTTAACTCCCTGTTCCCATCCAAATATAAGCAATTCACTTACCTGTTTTGGTGGGCATTTAGGTGAAATCATTAAATTTAGACTTTGGCTCTGATCTATATATTTCTGCCTTTGTGCGGCCTGAATTACTATTTCTTTTTGTGATATCTCTCCAAAAGTCTTAAATACATCTTTTTCTTCATCAGTTAGGAAATCTAGATGTTGAACTGATCCACCTTTAATTAGAATGGATTTCCAGGTTTTTTGTGTATTCTTTTTCTTTTCTTCTAAAAGTTTTTCAAGGTAAGGATTTTTGTAAGTAAACTTACCCTTGGCTAAATCCTTTGTAAAATAATTACTATTTAAAGGTTCTATGGATGGAGAAACCTGTCCTAATATGAAAGAACTTGAAGTGGTAGGTGCAATAGCCATTGTGGTCATGTTACGCCTACCATAACCCTTAAGATATTCGGGTTCTCCAAGTAAGACAGAGAGATCTTCTGTTGCTTTATCACATTTTTCTCTAATAAATTGATGTATCTCCTGATTTAAGAACTGAGCTTGCAATCCCTCAAAAGCAATCATTTGTTGTTGTAAGTAAGAATGCCAACCTAAAACTCCTAGGCCGACAGCCCTTTGTCTTTTTGCAAATTCATGAGATGATTTCATAAATGGCATCCCCTCAGTTTTTTGGATATATTCTTCCATGACAGCATCAAGAAAGAATGTCAAAGTTTCTACAGCATCAGTTTCTTTTATTTCATCCCAGTGGACTAAATTTAAAGATGCTAAACAACAAACGAAAGATTCCTCTTCAGATGAACTTAAGGCTATCTCACTACAAAGATTAGAAGCGTGTACTTTTAATTTTTTATCTTTGTAAGCTTTAGGAGCTTCATCATTTACAGTGTCAGTAAAAAATATATAAGGATACCCTGTTTCAAATCTTTTTCTTATGACAGATGCCCATATAGATCTTTTCTCTTTATCTCCATCCATCAAATCTCTCATCCAAGCATTATCAATGCATACACCAAAAGACAAATCTTGTATGGGATGACCTTCACTTCTGATCCTCAAAAATTCTTTAATGTCTGGATGATCTATTGGTAAATAACCAGCGAATGATCCTCTTCTTACATTACTCTGAGAAACAACAGAAGATACTTTGTCATAAAGCTCCATAAAATGAACTGATCCACTAGATGTGCCTCCAGATGATATTTCTTCTCCTCTACCTCTTAAAGATCCAAAATAAGCTGATGTACCAGCGCCATGTTTGGTTTGCATTCCTACCTCAGCTTGTTTCTCTAAAATAGAATCCATTCTGTCCTCTATATAAATCCCATTACAAGAAATAGGTAGCCCTCTTTTTCTTCCAAAATTAGCCCAGACAGGACTAGATAAAGAGTAGAAACCTCTAGCTGTATAGTCTTCGAATTTTTCAGCGAAGCCTTTTAATTTTAAATATTTTTCAGCAGCCGCAGCTATATCAGCAATCCTTTGTTTTGGGGACTCATCTTTTTCTAGATAACCTCTTTTTAAGAAATCTTTAGAATCTTTATTTAACCAATAATATTTTTTCATTAAAATAGATCGTCTGCATCGAATGTTTGTGAATTTTTAGAGTATTCGACAGGTCTAGAATGGAAAAAATCTGTAGCATTATTTCCCATCAATTCCTCTTCGAACCACATTGTATCTTCTAATATAGAAGTTTCAACATCAAATGCAGGTTCAAAACCTATTTTTTCTAAAGAATCATTGATTCTGTTTTTTATAAATTCTTTTAAGATATTAGCGTTCAATCCTTTTTCATTAAAACCATTAATCATCCAGTCAACAATTTTACTCTCCGCAACAAAAGCCTCCTTGGCTTCATGCTTTATTCTCTGCTCTAACTCTTCATCAAAAAGCTCAGGATATTCACTTCTTATTGTATTTATTATTTTAATCCCAGCCAGCGCATGAATGTTTTCTTCATTTCTGGTATACTTGACTTGCTGTCCAGTATCTTTAAGAACATTCCTATAGCGATTAAACCAATTAATAATATAAAACTGCGAAAACAGAGAAACATTCTCCACAAAAAGCGTGAAAAGAATGATCGAATACACATATTGTTTTTTTGAATCTTTGTAAAATTTATGATTATATTTTCTAAGATATTTTACACGACCTTCAATGAAGTCTAACTTTAAATTTTCCTCAAATACATCTTCAAGTCCAAGTACTTTGAGTAGTCTTTCATAAGCATTATTATGGATTACTTCAATATTAGCCATAACATATCCTAGATCAGTCAAGCTAGGGTGAGGTAGATTATCTCCGAGCTTGCTCCAAAACTTTTTTACAGCCACTTCTATCTGACCAATAGCCGAAAGAGTACGAATAATCATATCTCTCTCCTTTGGAGATAAATTAACATTGAAGTCTTGTATATCGCTTGTAAAACTGAATTCTTTGTCAGTCCAGAACCCATTGTGCATTGCTTCGATAAATTCTTGCGCCCAAGGATAATGGTCGGGCTTACGTGATAGTTGCTCTTGGAAAATCATAGTCAGAAAGTTTTACACTTGAGTGGCTCCATCGTCAAATATTAAAACCAAATTTAATTAAAATTTTTTTTTGTTGACAAACTTGACATTAGAAGTATAATACCGTGAAACGGAACAAGGACGTTATTGTAACTATTACGTAATACCTATGCATTACGTATACTGTAACGATAACGTTTTATAAAATATTTAATTATCTTATAATTAAATATAAATAAAATGGAAAAAGGCCAAACAGATGCTAAAATAGACCCTGTGCAAAGCGACTTAACTTTAATCAACAGGATCAAGGAAAATAATGACGAAGACAGTCTTCTTGAATTAATCAATAGACACTCTGGCATTTATCACACCATGGTTAACTATTTCTTATCTGGATCAAATAATAATCTAGAAAAGAATGTTTTAAACCAGGAAAAAGATCTAGCTGTTTACGAGTCAGCTAAAAATTATGATCCAAATAGGAAAACTAAATTTTCAACGCATTTGGCTAATCAAACTAAATGGAAATGCCTTAACATTTTAAATAAAAAGAAAAAAGTTAAGGAAGTTTTTTTAGATGATGAGGATTGTTTCATTGAACCATATTCTGATTCTTTCTATGAAAATATTAAAAAAGAAGAAGCTTTAGCCGCTTTTTCAAAATGCTTAAAAAAAGAGCAAGACAAAAGAATAAAAAAAATTATTGACAGGAGATATAATGTGAATAATAATAAGCTCACGCCTTGGAGAGAAATAGCAGAGGATCTCGAAATGAGTATTCAAGGCTGTATTAATCTTCATAATAAATTTATAGATAAAGTAAAAAAACAAACACATAATGTATAATTCAATAACATCCGCCGCATATCTTGTAAAAGATCCTGAAGTAAGAACTACCAACACTGGTAAAAAAGTAACCAACCTTAGGGTAGGTGTATCAACAGCAAACGCTAAAACTAAGTGTTTCATTGATGTGGAATACTGGGACAAAACAGCAGAACTAGCAGAAAAATATCTCACCAAAGGTAGAGAATTTATTGTTCAAGGAGAACTTTGCATGTCAAGCTGGGAGAAAGATGGCAAAAACTATAGTAAATACTTCATCAGAGGTAAAGATCTTCAGTTCTTGTCTAACTCTAAGAAGAGTGATTCTGATGGCGGTGGCGATCAGAAAGATGGTGGAGATAATTCATCTGACGACGTTCCATTTTAATGAAGTTGCTTTTAGAAGTTCCTTTAAATAGGCTTAGCTTCGGAAATGTAGCTTTTAATTTAATACGAGAGCTACATAAAAAAGAAGTTGATATAGGTATATTTCCAATTGGAGAGCCTGACCTTTCAGCTTACGATTTTTCCGAAGATCTTAAAAAGTATATAGAAAATGCTATAAATGCTAGGTTTGATTACTTGTCTCAAGACATTCCTAGCTTTAAGCTTTGGCACTTAAATGGTAGTGAAAATAGGAAAACTAGAAAACAGTACCTTTTTACTTTTTATGAGTGCAATCAGCCTACCCCAATAGAGTCTGCAATATGTAATGTACAAGACCATGTTTTCTTTAGTTCAAATGACGCTATAGATAACTTCAAAAGAGTCGATTGTAACAATACAAGTTTTCTTCCTTTGGGTTTAGATGAGGATTTTAAAACAACTGGAAAAACTTATATGGAGGGTGTCACTCATTTTGGACTTATGGGTAAGTTCGAAAACAGAAAACACACTCAAAAGATAATACAGACTTGGTTAAAAAAGTATGGCAACAACAGTAAATATCTATTAACTTGCTGTGTTACAAATCCATTTTTTAAGCCAGATCAAATGCAGGGCTTAATTAATAATACTCTTGGGGGAGAGCATTATAGCAATATAAACTTTCTTCCTGTGCTTCAAAAGAACAGCGAAGTAAATGAGTTTCTAAACTCCGTAGATATTGACCTTACTGGATTATCAGGGGGAGAGGGTTGGAATTTACCAGCTTTCAATGCAACTTGTTTGGGAAAGTGGAGTATAGTTTTAAATTGTACTTCTCATAAAGATTGGGCCACAAATGAAAATAGTATTTTGATTAACCCATCTGGTGATATGCCTGTTTCTGATGGAATGTTTTTTAATGAACAGCAACCATTTAATCAGGGAACATTCTATACTTGGACTGAGGAAGAGGCAGTTTGGGCAATGGAAGAAGCTGAAGAAAAGGTGGGACAGATTAACACGGAGGGTGTCAAACTTGGAGACAATATGACTTACTCTAAGACTGTTGATTCTATTTTATCCCTTGTTTTTAAGGATTAAAACATTGGCACAAATAATGTTATATATTTAAGGTATTATGAATACATTATTTAATATATTAAACGATATACAATCCCAAGTAACACCAACAGATGATAAAGATGCTTACGAGGTTGAATTTTCATTTGCTGGTTTTTCAAAAAGCCAAATTAAAATAACCGCTACTGACGAAATACTTACTGTTGAAGCTAAAAACAAAAAAGATTCTAAGAGAAAGACTGTTGCTTTATACAACAAAATATCTTTAGAACATATTGTGGCAGAATACAGTCATGGACTTCTAAAATTAACACTTCCCAAAAAAGGTGTAAATGGAGGTAAAGAAATTAAAATTACTTAATGCCAATTTACGTATATAAACACCCCGAAAAAGAAGAATACATTGAAGTCCTTCAAGGCATGAATGACGAACATGTATACGAACAAGATGGTTTAGCGTGGGAGCGGGTTTTTCTCGCTCCCAACGCATCTATCGATAGCGATGTAGATCCATTCAATGGTAGACAGTTTGTTGATGCAACAGCAAGCAAAAAAGGCACAATGGGAGATATGATGGATTTTTCAAAAGAGCTTAGTGAAAAAAGAGCTAATGCAAGCGGTGGTGTTGACCCTGTAAAAAAACAATACTATAAGAATTATTCTAAAACTCGTAATGGAGCTAAACACCCTAAAGAAATTAGGGAAAAAGGTTATGAGAGTAAAAATGTAAAAATAGATTTTGATTAAGTATAGTAAGTTCCACTTAATCTTAAACCTCTCTTCTCAGTAACCTCAAAAGTAAATGAAGCATTGAAAGTCATAATGCCATTTACGGGTAAAGAGTAATTAAAGCTTTCAAGCTTTGCCCCATCAATGCTGTAAGATATATCTTTACCAGATCCATCTAAAACCAAATCAAAAGTATAATCTGTTTCGTTAGCTAAGATACCAGATATTGTTCCATCATCATATCCAGAAACTAATGAACTAACATTAAATGTTCCCTGGGCTGGCATTTGAGCCTTTCGGTTATAAGCATAATCACTTCCTAACCCATAAGAAGATGTTCTTTGTAAGGCAACAGATAAATCTAGAGATTGAACGAAATGAATTCCAGAAAGATTTTGTCCACCTGCCTGTAGATTTTGTAAGGTTATAGTACTGTCAGAATTTTTTGGATTAACTAAAACAGGATTTTTTGTTCCAGTTATAAACATAAATCTTGCTCTGCCCACATTGTTAGCATTTCCGCTTTCTAGATTTATTGCAGGAGAAGTCATACTGGTTCCAGTAAGTCCTTCAAACTTCATATTAGAACAAATATAACTTGTTGTTACAGTGGGTAAAGAATCAACTCCATAAGTAAGACCATAAGAGTTTAAAAAACAATTTCCAAAAGCCGCACTTTCAAAATTATTTAGATTGTTCGCTGCGCTTGGCGTATTAGCTTGACCTCCCATTCCAGCATGGTATTGACAATAATAGTAAAGAGTTGGTGCGCCATCAGCTACTACTATGGTAGTTTTATGATTGCCGTCGTCTTTTGTAACTCCGACTGTATATTCTGAACCTCCTCCATGTGTACCATCGCTTGTTGTTGAAAATCTGACTGGGTGACTTGTGGCAGCTGACCAATCAAATACGTATGTATTCCCTTCGGTTAGTTCCAAAGTTGGCTGTTGAACTCCATCAATAAAATACCTATTACCTCCTCCAACACTTTGTACTGTTACAGTATAATTAGTTGTACTACCAGCTCCTTTTAAATTAATTAAATTTAAAGTATCAAGCTCTTGGTCTGGATTATTTAATAAATAAAAATTTGTGTTATTTTCTAAAGTGCCAGAAAAAGCCTGTATTGAGTTGTTGTAACTATCAACTGTTTTTATAAAGTTGCCATGAACCTCGTTTTCTAGTTTTGGTTCTGGATAATAAGAGAAAGTTAATTCTACGTCAGGCTGAATAAAAACATCATTCAAACTAAAATCCTGAGTACCAATTTGCTTAGAGGGTTGATGTTCTATAGCTATTGCAAAACTTGTGTTCTGAACAGCATTAAACAAATTCATATCTTCTGTATCAGTGCTGAAAGCCTCTGTACCAGTTGATACAGCCACGATTGCATTGTTACTTTTTATGATATTTCTAGGCATTTTATGATCCTGTTGGTATTATACCCAGTGGGTCTTCTACTAGAGTTACAGTTAAATTATTAGAATTAGCATAAACCCAAGTATGATTCCATGATGGAGAATAATAAACTTTAGGTCTATTATAAACACTTGGAATATCATGTTCAAATCTTCTGTAGCCGCCTTTATTTTCTAAGAAATGCAGCATTGATTTCAACTGAAGGTCAGTGATGTTTGTATAGCTATAGGATGTATCAAACTTTGCTATGTTTTGAGTATTTTTCTTACCACCTAATCTTTGGACAAAAGAATTTTTAAAGCTTGTCTTATCTGATTTTATACCAACATTAAACTGCTGAGTTTGATCTGGTTCAAAGAAAAACTTTTGTGTCCACATTGTAGAGGCTCCTGCTGGAGAATTCGCCGCGGAACTAGTATGGTCTCCCGTGCAGTAATAAAAATTATTTAAATTATTATTATTTATACCAGAATGAACAACATCATATTTTTTATATGCATTTGAAGGAACCCACCCTTGAAATTCTAAATTAGTAAAATTATTACCAGACCAATTAAATAAATTAGGCGCAGTATCAACAGCAACTTTTGCATTGAAAGTAAAGTTTTGATTATTGTTTACTTGTATAGAATACTGCTCGCAGAATCCAGACAAGTTTTTGTAGATGCCTGAATTGTCGGCGTTAAATTCGAATGCAGTAAAGCCAGACTTGCTTTCAAAAAAGTTTGCTAGGCCGCTAGCATTATGTTCATGTACAGAATATTGAACGTTAAATTCAGCCGTTAAGCTGTTTGCGGATAGAGGTACTAACTCATAATAAAAATCATCTGTAGTATAAGAGTTAGAAGAAGATTTAAAACTTACGCTAGATCCATAGTTAGGAGTTAAACCATAGTCCTCTAAATGTCCCGAAGCTTCTAAAGCTGCACCATCAGCACCAGAAAAGTTACGATTCCTATTATAAAATAAACTTTCGCTCATGATGAATGACCCATATAGTTTAAAGTTAATCTAAGAGAACCATCAGAAGAGGCATTTAAAGATTCACTTACCAAACAAGCATTTGGTATTGATGTATTAAGTAAGGTAGATACACCATCTCTTCCTCCAATAGTTAAGCTGACACTTCTGCTGCTTTTGCCAGTCTCTAAAAATGCTCTACCACTCTCCATAAAAGCATCGTCAACTTCTATTTGTATTGTGGCATTGACTTGTAAAGGGTTTAAATATTTAACTTCTACTGGACCTTTCTGGCCTATGCTATAGTAAGGCTTCCTTTTTGGGCTTACGCTATAATCAAAACCAATAACTCTATTAGTAGAACTGTTATCACAAGTTGCAGTTATGCTACCTTGAGATGGAATAAATATAGATGGAGATGCAACACTTCCTGATGCACTGACACCAGTTTTCATTTCATCATAAACAGCAAAAGTAGCCGTCTCTTTGACAGGAGCGCCCACTGCACAGCTTACGGACCAATTGTTCAAATATCCACTTTGGAATCCATATGAGTTATCCTCGTAGTGAATACTGCCCGATAAATTAGTATCACCAGTGTAGGCTGGGCGACCACCTATACCAGACCCTAAAATAGAATTAGAAATCAAATCTCTAGTAAAAGAAAAGGTTTGATCAACATTCCCCGCAACAGTTGTTAGACCTTCTTTATAACCAAGCGGGTTGACAACGTTTGTCGAATTATTGTAAGAAATATCTACAGAATTGATGCCAGAAACCTCTTGGCCATCAAGAAACAATAATGTATCATAATTTAACTTTGTACCAAACATTATACTCTAAGCATTCCTCCCAATCTTTTCTCTTGGGATAGTACGTCTCTAACAGCGTCTTTCAACCTAACTGCTAAGTTTTGATCTTCTTGGTTAGCTGAGCCTGATGATTCTTCTTTCTCACCTCCATCAGAATTAACAACAATACTTATATTAGTGTCTCCTTTTGTTATGCTAGTGGAGCTTGCTCCACCAAAGCCGCCTCCAGCATTTAAAGTTTCTAAGTTACCTGCGCCAATTCTCTGAGTTGCACCCGCATTCATTACAAACTCACCGCCAGATAACATTGCTGGTACTGTATC